ACTACATTTATGTTTCTCTTGTTTTCATTGACAGATACTTCGTAATCATATACAGTAACTGCAACATGATTTGTTGTTACTGTTATATCGACATTGATTCCATCAGAATCTGGAATTAAAATGCTCTCTGTACTTATAGGTATGATTGGAGTATTCAGAGTAGCAAGTGTATTTGGTAGTATTGAATTTGTAGAATTATCATAATAAGAAGAAGTTAATTCTGTAATGTACATTTGATTGTCTATAGCACCATTCTTGTTAGTATTTACAGTAACCTGCTTTTCGTGATGGTGTATCTGAGATTGAGCATTTGCTATAGAACCATACTTGTCTGTCAAGTAATTATCAAATGCCTGATACTTTAACGGCACATCGTAGTATGGATCAATGTATTCATTCGCAAACATAACCATCCAATAACGATTAGGATCACCATAAAGCTTATGTGCAATGATTTCTGGAGTGTCACCTTCATTCATATCATACGTATAGAACAATTGACTATTATTCAAGACTTCTTTGACGAATTTTACCTTGGTAAAAATATTCGTCACTGACTTGAAATCCACCAAATTACTGTCGAGCGTATAGAGAATTTGTCCGAAATTCGAGAAGTAATTCATTCTTAGAATCCTTTATCAACAATTTCGCGAGTAATAACTTCAACTTCCTTGAAGGTAAGCTGCATACTGATATCAAGCGGCGCACCATCAGTAAAGGTTGCAAATTGTCCTGCTGCTGAATAGTTAACAGAGATATCTTCTAGAACACAACTAGAGACTCTTCCAATATATGGGTTCTCTTTATCCTTGAAACAGTATAATATATCGAACTGACCGGGTGGAATATAGTAGGCACCATTAGTTTCTTTTGCCAACTCTGGAGCAGCATATCTTCTAAAGGTAGTGATAATTTGTTTTATTGTTTCCGCTTCACTTTTATCTCTAGGCTGAAACTTAAATTCGTATATGAATGAACGAAAATCAGTTTGTCTATACATCATTTCTACTTGAGGATTGAGAGTAGAACCCTGACTTCTTAGTAAGAAATCTGTAAAACCCGCACTAACACCACCAGAAGCTTCTGCTAACGCACCAGCAAGTTCTTTTGCAGCGGGATTGCTTATTGTTGTATCTGTAAATCTAGCAAATTTATCTCCCAAACTTGTTCCATCTTTAAATGCATCAGAACCTGCTCCTAATGCAGTAATGCCTCTCTGCATTTTACCAACATCTCCCATTGCTGCTGTCAACGAAGCTTCTTCGTATCTATGACCATAACGATGAAAAACTGTATCTGGCATGTATATTGCAATAGCCTCCTTTATTCTATTGAATTTTGGCTTCTTTGTAATCTTCATAGCCACTTCGCCTAGTGCTGCACCACCTATAACACCAAAGGCAGCATCAGCACCATGTGCTGCTGCTCCTTCTGGATCTCCTTGTACGAGCGATTTTCCAAACTCAAGAATTTGTCTTCCACTGAGGGCAGCAGCGCCAGCAGTTTTTCCTTCTTCAGTGATAATTTTATTATTTACACCAGACCCACCTTGTGCTACTGATTTACTCAGCTTATCTGCATTCTGATTCGCAACAGAATCAATTCCACTAACCTTATTTGCTGTGCTAACATACTTGGATGCTTCGGGGGTATTGATAAAAAAGATCATGTAATTTGGGACTTCGGTTCCGAGTCCACTTGCTGGATATCTGGTATGGGTAAAATCATATGCGTCATTCTTTCCATCAGAAGAAAGAACCGCAAGTGGACCTCGCTGTACACTTCCGGTAGGAGTAGATGGTGTAGTTGCGGTCATTTTTATGGAAGAAGGTGATGCCATTTAGAATGTCCTGATTAGAATGATTTATTTAGGGGCACTAAATAAACGAAAAGGCTCAATATATTTATATGGCATACTCAGGTAGATACCACCCAAAGAATCCTTCCAAATACGCTGGCGACCCCGCCTCTATTTGGTATAGAAGCCTATGGGAAAGAAGAGTGATGACATGGTTGGATGATGATCCGAATGTTCTAGAATGGTCTAGCGAAGAATTAGTCATTCCCTATATCTCGCCAATGGATAACAGAGTGCATAGGTATTTTCCTGATTTCTCTGTAAAAGTACGATCCAAATCTGGAGAAATTAAGAAAATGGTGGTGGAAGTCAAGCCTGAGAAGCAAACTAAGCCACCAGTCAAAAAGAAGAAAGTAACCAGAGGGTACATAACCGAAATAGCCACTTGGGGTGTGAACGAAGCCAAATGGAAGGCAGCTACAGATTACTGTCTAGATAGAGGGTGGGAATTCAAAATTATAACCGAAAAAGAGATATTTCAAAAATAATGGCAATCAAGAAATCAAAACTGCTGGACAAGATAAATGCCAACCTGTCGGCAACTGGTATGCCTCTGAGGACTACGGATGCTCGTCTATGGCTGAGAAATAACCTCAAGAGTCTTGTGGTAGATCAGCGTGCCATGCTCAAAGACCGAAAGAGAATGGCAACCAGAATCTTTCCTGGAAAGATGTATTTCTTCAATTACGATCCAAAATTGAAGGAAACACTACCTTACTACGATAGATTTCCTCTAGTCATACCCATCGAAAGGTACCCAGATGGTTTTCTGGGAATCAATCTACACTATCTACCTATCAAGTATAGAATCATACTTCTTGATAAACTATACAACACACTAAATAATGAGAAATATGACGAAACTACGAAGCTTAGAGTTAACTATACATTACTGAGTGGGACTAGTAGATTCAAAGAATTTCAACCATGCCTAAAGCGTTATTTGAGTTCTCATCTAAAGTCAAGACTTGTCGAGATCGAACCCAATAGTTGGGAGACAGCAATATTTCTTCCTGTTGAGAGATTTGTTGGTAAAAGCGCGGCAGCAGTACAGAGAGAATCCGTTAGAGACATATCTCATTACAATCAGAGCGAAGAGAACAAGTAATGGCATTTAATATCAACGATTTCAGTAGTCATGTCATTAAGTATGGAGAATTTGCCAAGACTGACAAGTTCGATGTGCTGGTAGGAGTACCAGCACAATTACAAAAACTAAACCTTGGTTTTGGTGATAAAGAACTTATCATGCAGTGCGATACTGCCGAGTTGCCTGGTGTTGCGATTAACATGGCAGAATTTCGTCATTACGGATTCATCAAGAGAATTCCTCACCATCTAAGTTATCCAGAAATCACTCTAGGATTCTATTGCAATGGAAGAATGCTAGAAAAGAACTTCTTCGATCAATGGGTACAAACAATGATTCCTTCTACTCCAAATGGAGTGAATGACGGTCTGGTGAATTACTTTAATACAAGTGACTATGTATCTAAGCTAACTATTAGACAATATTCTCACATTGCAGATGGAACTAAGGCACTAAATGGTATTACGGTGAACTCCGGTCCTCAGACATTTCTAGAAAGAGTCGAAGGTGCCGTGAAGAGTGCTGCCATTAACTCGGTAATGGGCAAGGCAGAACAGTTAATTGCACCAGTCGGCGCACTATTGAGTCAGACAAAAATGAAGGATAATACTCGTCAGGATTCAGACCAATTCAATCCAGACATCATCTACGAATGCATCATCGAAGACGCAATTCCAGTATCGATAGGTTCCCTACCACTAAACTGGTCGGATGATTCCATCCATAGATTGATGGTCACATTTGCATACAAGAAGTGGTACAGCACAACCACACACGCAACAGACAACTTTCCAGATGCAGTCAGTAACATTCCTGGTGTTCCACTACAGAAAGATTTGAGAAATGATTTGAAGAATAGACTCTACAATAACGTATCCAATAAGGCAGGAAGCGTCGTTAGTGGAACATTGAATAAACTATTTTGAATAATGAGGTAATATAATGAGTTTGCCAAAGATCCAGTATCCGATATATGAAGCGAAGATTCTTTCCAGAGAAAAGCCTATAAAGTTTAGACCCTTTCTGGTGAAAGAACAGAAGCTTCTCATGATGGCAGTCGAATCCAAAAACATGGATACTGTTATTGACTCCATCAAACAGATTATTAACAATTGCGCTCTAGAAGAGTTGGATGTAGATTCACTCTCTATGGTGGATGTCGAACTATTCTTTCTCAATCTAAGAGGAAGGTCTGTTGGAGAAACCATTGATGTATTCTTCAAGTGTAAGAATCTGGTAGAAGAACAAGAATGTGGAATGGTCATTAATGTAAGTGTAGATTTACTGAAAGATGTCACCGTTAAGAACATAGGTACACCCAATAAGATTATGTTCACCGATAAAATCGGTGTCATGATGAAGTACCCAACACTAGAGTTTCTAAAGATTGTAGAATCAGAAGAGAACGTCAGCAACAAAATGATTGCTATGTGTATAGACAAGATTTTCGATGATGATGAAGTCTATGATCCAAAGGATGCCACACCAGAAGAAGTCGATGAATTTCTGAATAGTATCAAAGAAGATTCATACGAGAAACTAGAAAATTTCGTAAAGAATGCACCAACAATTCAATACAACAACCAACACACATGCATCAAATGTGGATTTGAACATACAGTCAAGTTGGAGGGACTGAACGATTTTTTTACCTAAGCTTTGGTGATGATAGTTTAAAGACATATTATAGCACAACTTTTACAATGATTAATGATCACAAATATTCATTGACTGATCTAGAAAATATGCTACCTTGGGAAAGAGATATGTACGTCACCATGCTTGTGAACAAGATTAGAGAAGAAAACGAAAGAATTAAGTTGGAAAATCAACAGAAGAGAGCAACTAGAAGAAGATGAAAAAGACTAAAACTGGACTAGGACTCAAGGCGGTAGGTAATAAACTCACTCAAACCAAAGGAAAACTTGGTGGTAAAGGTGATAAGAAAGTTGTTGCTGGAAGCTATGAAGAATATTCCAAAAAGCAGAATTCTGAAAGAGAGTCTTACGATACATTGAAATATGGTGGTAAGGGTACTGCCAGAAAATTTGCTTATGGATTCACTACTGGTCTTCTTGGTGAAAAGAATGCTAGTAGACTAGCCAGAGCAACCGGAAATAATAAGCAACTAGAAGAAGCATATCAGAATATTAAAAGTGGCAGTAATGCTTATGGTAATGTAGATAGAAGTGGTGTAACACAAGAAGGTAAAACCGAAAGAGTTGTACAGAGTGAGACTAAAAAGATTATCGATGGTGTTGATGCGGTTGATACCAAGA